GAAGGCAACGTAATGCGTATTATCGCCAACAAGCGGATGCGCAAATGGAATCAGTTGACAATACTTACATGCGCGAGAATGATCCGAGGATGCCTATGTTCAAAGAACGTAAGTCCACGGTCACTTTCGGAAAAGGTACTTAATTTTTTTGGAGACTTAAATGTCAATGACCAATACCCCCTATGGCCTACGAGCCATAAATCGTAACGACGGTATGCCATATGCCGGTGCTACGAGTCAGTATCTGATTGACCCAGCAGGTCTTGGTTCTAACTTGTTCTTTGGACAAGTTGTTATCATCAATGCAGACGGTTATATCGCTTTGTCTACCGCTACCGGCGCAGACTTGACTACCAACAACCTCGGTGGCAACACTTTGGGTGCTTGGGGCGTTTTTGTAGGCGCATCCTACATCAATGCACAAGGCCAGCAGATTTACGGTCAGTACTACCCCTCCGGCACAACCGGCGTGGTGACTGCGTACGTGATCACTGACCCTAACGTGACTTTCCAAGCTCAATTGGATGGTCAAGTTACTCAGGCCGCTCTTGGCGCAAACACCTTCTTTGCTGCTGTTCAGTCTACTTCTACAGGTAACACCCGTACAGGTAACTCTACCAGCGCCTTGGAAAGCACAGTAGTTACTACTGCCGCTGCGTTTAAGATCATCGGTTTCGCCTCCCCATTGACTGATACTTACACTGAAGTGTTTGTTAAGTTCAATCCCGGCGCTTCCGCTTTCACTAACGCCGTTGGCATCTAAGGAGCTAAATCATGGCTATTTCACGCGCACAACTGCTCAAAGAATTACTCCCCGGCCTGAACGCTTTGTTCGGTCTTGAGTACGCTAAATACGGCGAAGAGCACAAAGAAATCTACGAAACAGAGACCTCTGAGCGTAGCTTTGAAGAAGAGACAAAGTTGTCTGGCTTCGGTCAAGCACCTGTCAAAAACGAGGGTTCAGCCATCGCTTATGACAATGCACAAGAAGCATGGACTGCACGTTACACCCACGAAACCATTGCGATGGGTTTCTCCATCACAGAGGAAGCTGTGGAAGATAACTTGTATGATTCTTTGTCTTCACGTTATACCAAGGCTCTGGCCCGTGGTATGGCTTACACCAAGCAGGTCAAGGCTGCTGCAATCTTGAACAACGGCTTTGCCGGTGGCCCCACTTATGGTGACGGTCAAGTTTTGTTCTCAACAGCACACCCCTTGGTTTCTGGTGGCGTTAACAGCAATACACCATCTACCGCTGCCGACTTGAACGAAACATCGTTGGAAAACGCTGTTATTCAGATCGCTGCTTGGACAGATGAGCGTAGCTTGCTGATCGCTGCAAAACCACGTAAGTTGATTGTTCCTCCTTCTTTGATGTTCGTTGCTACTCGTTTGTTGGAAACCGAACTCCGTGTTTCTACAGCCGACAATGACATCAACGCATTGAAGAACAACGGCTCAATCCCTGAAGGCTACACCGTTAACCACTATCTGACAGACACCAATGCTTGGTTCCTGTGTACAGATGTGCCTAACGGCTTGAAGCACTTCGTGCGTACCCCCATGTCTACAGGCATGGACGGTGACTTTGACACAGGTAACGTTCGTTACAAAGCCCGTGAGCGTTACAGCTTCGGCGTGTCAGATCCTTTGGGCGTGTTCGGTTCACCCGGCGCTTAATAGGCATCAAAAAAAAAGGGGAGCTTCGGCTCCCTTTTTTGTTGCATTAGTTTAAACGTAGTGGTATAAATACATTAATCCGGGCTTATCCGGTGCATTAGACAGTCCCGGCTGACGACATACAGACTAATGCACTTCACTTGTATGTAAGGACACATCATGGCAACCACCACGTTCTCCGGCCCAGTCGTATCTAACAACGGCTTTGATACGGGCACTTCCGCTTCTCCCCTTGCTGTAACTACAGCGCAAAACGTTAATGCTGCATTTGCTACAACATCTGCTACTACTGGCGATACACGTTTAAGTTACAACAGACTGACCTTTACCTCCACAGGTTCAGGCGAAACGTTCCGTGCTTTGACCCGAGTGACAGGCACTAACGGCGCTACAGGCGGCACAATCAACGGTGCTCACATCTCCACTTCAATCAACACAGGCGGCACAATTTCTGGTGCGGCTAACGCTATTCGTGCAACCTTGGGAGGCTCCGTAGCTTCTCCCGGCGGTACTTTGGCTGTTCTGCAGTTGGATACAGATTATTCTGTTAACGCTACTTTGCCCGGCACAGCTTCGTTTATTCGCGTGACTGACAGCGGCGCAAACACAGGTGAAGTTCCTTTGTTGATGAACATTGAAACAGCACCCGCTGCTACGATTGCGCCTACAGCAACCAGCGTTACTACTGTAGCCAAAGCAATCAAAGTGATGATTGGCGGCACTGTGTACTACGTTCCTGCGTACTCGACCTTTGCATAATGCAGATCACCAAGGAATTCTTGGAGTCTGAGATTAGTGAACTTGAGACTGAAGCACAGAAGGCTAGTACCTTTTTAACTCAGGCTCAAGCCACAATCCAAGCGTACAAGATGCTCATAAACAGGCTAGACGCACCAGAACTGGAGCAATTAAATGACGATGCAATATGACGTTAAACAAGCGCACCTAAACCAAAGTGGTTTTTTTGTGCTTGGGCGCAACCGTGTAAAAGGCGTTTCTTTTTATGGTGGCGGCGGAACTTTAGTTTTGTTTGACACAACCGTAGCCCCAGTAACTTCAAGCGTAACTTATGGTCGTAGTGGTACGACTGTAACTGTGACTAAAACTGCTCACGGCTTGTCTACGGGCGCTGTTGTTGGTATTCACTTTGTTGGTGGTTCTGGCGGCGCGGCTACAGATGGTAACTACACAATTACTAGGACAGGCGCTGACACGTTTACGCTTACGGACATCAATACTGGGAATATTACAGGTTCTCCAGCAGCGCTTTATGTCAGTGGCGCAAGTCGTTGGCTGATGACTTATGAAACTCACGCATCAGACGAATTCCAAAATGCCCCCCTTATCCCCGGCGAAGGCGTATTAGCAGTAAATGGAATTTATGCTTATATGAGCGCTATTGACGGGGCGCAGGTTTATTATGGCTAAATCTCCAGCATGGCAGAGGAAAGAGGGCAAATCCGAGAAGGGCGGTTTGAACGCCAAGGGTCGGGCCTCCGCGAAAGCGCAAGGTATGAACTTGAAACCTCCCCAGCCGGAAGGCGGCTCACGGCGCGACTCCTTTTGTGCGCGGATGAGTGGCATGAAGAAGAAGCTCACCTCTGCCAAGACAGCCAACGATCCAGATTCACGCATCAATAAAGCATTGAGGGCATGGAATTGTTAGATCTAAACACCGCATGGTCAGCAATCCTAACTTTAGTGATGGGATTGCTTGGCTACATGATGAATGAAAAGTTCAGAGAACTGGCTCGTGTCACGATCCTGCTGAACAAAACCCGTGAGGAGGTTGCCCGTGATAACGTTACTCAAGCAGAAGTTGACAGAATTACAAATCACATTGACCAACGCTTTAACAAGCTTGAAGCAAAGATTGACCAGCTTATTCAAAAAGGCTGATGATGCCAAGCACAAGTAAGAAGCAACACAATTTCATGGAAGCGGTGGCCCATAACCCATCGTTCGCCAAGAAAGCAGGAGTCCCACAGTCCGTGGGGAAAGATTTTTCAGAGGCTGATAAAGGCCGTAAATTTTTTAAAGGTGGCGACATGAAAAAGATGAACATGGGTGGATATGCTGACGGTGGTATGACTATGGTTAAAGGCAAAGACGGCAAAATGGTTCCTGACTTTGCTAATGACGGCGTGGGCAAAATGGCTAAGGGCGGCATGGCTAAATCAGACATGAAGCAAGACAAGTCAATGATGCAAAAGGCCGTGAATAAACACGAAGGCCGTTTACACAAAGGCGAGTCTATGACCAAGCTTTCCAAAGGTGGTATGGCTCCATCTAAGATGGGTTCAGTTAAAACCTCCTCTACTCGAGATGGTGTTGCGTCCAAGGGTAAAACCAAAGGCAAAATGATTACCATGAACAAGGGCGGCAGAGCCTGCTAAGGGGAATATTATGAAAGTTAGCTTACCTGATAATAGAGATATTGGTGAGGCCGTTGGCGATAGCAATGAAGGCATGAAAGATGCGTATGACGTAGGTCAAGCTGAAATGCGTATCAACAGTGCTAAAGAACGTATGCGGGCTGAAGCTGAAGGTGCAAGAGATGCAGGCAAAATTACTGAGTCTGGGAATCAAGGTTTTGGTGGCCCCGGCTCCAGTAGAACTGTAAAAGCACCTAAGCCAGCAGTTGTTACCAAGGAAGAATTAGCCAAATCAGGCTATGACAACTTGCGTGATTACTTGAATGCCAAACAAGGTTTGACGCGCCGCAAAGAGAAAGATCCAACTGCTGGTGATTCTCCTGACAAAGCAGCACAACAAGCCGCAGATGCAATTGATGCCACTCGCGATATGAGAGCGCCTCGCTACACACCTCCCGGCTCTGCTCCAAAGCAAACTACGCAGAAGCCAAAGCCAAAAGTTTTCATGCCAAGCAAGCCAGACAACAGCTTCCCCGGTAGTAAGTTTGCTAAGGGCGGCTCTGTTTCTTCTGCGTCTAGTCGTGCAGATGGTTGTGCCACTAAAGGCAAGACCAAGGGCACAATGGTCAAGATGAACTACGGCGGGAAGTGCTGACATGGCAACCGTAAAACCTGCTGCTAAAGTAGTTAAGTCTTTAAAGAAGGCTGGGTTTTACGGCGCGAGTAAGCCTAAGCGGTTGGGTATTATTAACAAGGTTACAACTAAACCTCAACGGATAGAGATGGTTGATAAATTATTTCTAGCCAAGAAATCTAAAGGTAATCCAAAATGATGGCAAGCCGTGGAATGGGAGCAATGCTACCTAGCAAAATGCCCAGCGGTAAGCGTAAAGCTCGCCGTGATGATAATGACTTCACGCAGTATGCCGAAGGCGGTAAAGTGAATGCGGCTGGTAATTACACAAAACCTAGTCTTCGCAAGAGGATTGTGTCTCAGGTAAAAGCCGCAGCTACCCACGGCACTGGCGCTGGTCAATGGTCTGCTCGTAAAGCCCAACTTGTAGCTAAAAAATACAAGGAAGCTGGTGGAGGATATAGAGATTGAAAGCCCCTCAGAAATCGCTTAAGGATTGGGGCGACCAGAAATGGCGCACCAAGTCTGGTAAACCGTCTAGCAAGACGGGGGAGCGGTATTTGCCCGAAGCGGCTATCAAGTCTTTATCATCATCTGAGTACGCAGCTACAACCAAAGCCAAACGCGCAGGCAAGGCGGCGGGCAAACAGTTTGTAGCCCAACCTAAAACAATAGCAAAGAAAACGGCAGGATTTAGATGACCACTACCGGCTCAACGCTCTTCAATATGGACTTCACGGAGATTGCCGAGGAAGCGTGGGAGAGGGCTGGACGGGAAATGCGTTCAGGTTATGACTTACGTACAGCACGTAGATCAATGAACCTAATGACCATTGAGTGGCAGAACAAAGGCATCAACATGTGGACTATGGAGCAGGGTATCATTAACCTAACTCCGGGTCTTGCCACATATGCTTTGCCTACAGATACCATTGACTTGCTTGAGCATGTCATCCGCACAGGGCAGAACACATCCTCTACGCAGGCTGATCTAACCATCACACGTATTAGTGTTTCTACGTATGCAACAATCCCAAACAAACTCAGCCAAGCAAGACCAATCCAAGTTTGGATTCAGCGTCTTTCTGGACAAACTAATCCAACGACTGCGGTCTTGGACGGAGCCATCACCTCCACGGCAACAACGATCACGCTTAACTCGGTGGTTGGGTTAGCCGGAGCAGGCTTTATCCGTTTAAACACAGAAGACATCTACTACACCTACATATCAGGGAATACCCTTGGTGGTGTGTACCGTGGTCAAAACAACACAACAGCCGCCGCTCAGGCAGATGGCACAGCAGTCTTCGTCCCGCAGCTTCCTGCGGTTACTGTGTGGCCTACACCTGATAACAGCACCCCTTACCAATTCGTGTACTGGCGCTTAAGGCGAGTGCAGGATGCGGGCGCTGGTATGGAGACCTCGGACATGAACTTCCGCTTCCTGCCATGTTTGGTGGCAGGTCTGGCTTATCACATTGCGATTAAGACACCTGACCTAATGCCTCGCATTCAGATGCTCAAACAGATTTACGATGAAACCTTTGAAATTGCAGCCGGTGAAGACCGTGAGAAAGCTGCGGTAAGGTTTGTTCCTAGACAGATGTTTATTGGTAGCACGTAATGGGGAATAGGTTTGCATCCGGCAAAATAGCGATTGCCATGTGTGATCGCTGTGGACAGCAGTTTAAACTTAAAAAGCTTAAGACAGAAATCATTAAGCAACGTAAGTATCAACTGTTGGTCTGTCCGGAATGTTGGGATCCTGACCAGCCGCAGTTGATGCTTGGTACATTCCCTGTTGATGATCCGCAGGCTTTGCGTAACCCACGCAAAGACACAACGTATGTTACGGCAGGCATAAATAGTATTGGTAGTTTGACTGGTGGTTCACGAGACATTCAGTGGGGCTGGCAACCTGTTGGCGGATCTAGTTTAAATGATGCAGGATTGACACCAAATTACTTGGTGGCAACGACATTTGTTGGTACAGTAACGATATCTTAAGGAGTTTAAACATGGCATATACAAAATCAGCCGACGGAGTTGTTAAAAAGGGTAAGACTGATGTTCAAGTCTTTCCTACTAGCGGCCCTTCCCAGAAAGAAATGATGGGAGGAAAAGGTAAAGGTAAGGGTAAAACCAATGCCGATATGAAGACTATGGGTCGTAACTTGGCAAAGATTGCCAATCAGAAACGAGGTTAATCATGGCTACATTTAGCAAAAAGATGATGGGCAAAGAAGTTGGCGATGCCAAGGTCTATGCTACACCCCACACCATGACTGGTAAAGTTGTTAAAGCTACTGACAATCCCGGTTCTGGCCCTGACCACAGTGATGCAAACACAGTCAACATGTCTGTAGGCAACGTTAATCGTCGCGCACAGCCAGCGGCTAAGACATCTGGCATTAAAATGCGTGGTGCAGGTGCAGCGACCAAAGGTTTTATGTCCCGTGGCCCGATGGCATAAGGTTTAAACGATGGCACTGACATACGCCCAACTCGTGGCTGCGGTAACTGATTACACGCAGAACACGTTTGACACGACTACGATCAATACAATGATCAAGCAGGCGGAGCAACGCATCTATAACACGGTGCAGATTGCCAACTTGCGTAAGAACGTGACGGGTGTATTGTCAACCGGCAATAAGTACTTGGCTTGTCCAGAGGATTTCCTCTCGACATACAGCCTTGCCGTTTATCCGTACAACGCAACAACTGCTACGGGAACGGCTGGTCAGAAGACTATTGTTGTAGCAAGTACAACTGGTATCGCTGCTGGGCAGCAGGTCACAGGCACAAACATTGGTACTAATGCAATTGTGCGTAGCATCAGCGGAACGACTGTAACCTTGACCGTGGCTAACAGCGGAACGGTAAACGGTGCTGTTGTGTTCCAAGGCGACTATCTGTACCTTCTAAACAAAGATGTTAACTTCATACGTGAAGCGTACCCTTTGAGCGCAGAAGTATCTGAGCCTAAGCACTACGCCATCTTTGGCCCGCAGTCAGCTAACGTCAATGAACTGTCGTTCATCCTTGGCCCAACACCTAATGCTAATTACTACGCAGAACTGCATTACTACTACTACCCAGAATCTATCGTTACTGCCTTGACCACATGGCTGGGCGATAACTTTGACTCTGCGTTGCTGTATGGTACTTTGTCTGAAGCAGGTACATACATGAAGAGCGCACCGGAAGACGGCATGTACAAGATTTATCAAGAGCGTTACGTTCAGGCTATTGCACTCCTCAAGAACTTGGGTGATGGTAAACAACGTGCTGACGCTTATCGTGATGGTCAAGTTAGGGTTCAAGTATCGTGAGTAACATTCTCCAAACCCAAACGACCAGCTTTAAAACAGAGCTATATACGGGCGTTCACAACTTAGCCACCAATACGCTAAAAATTGCCCTGTACACGGCTAATGCTGATTTAAACGAAGCTACTACTGTTTACACGACCTCTGCTGAAGTAAGCGGTGGCGGCTACGTAGCTGGCGGTGTAACGCTTACGGGCGTAACTATTAGCTCCTCTGGGTATACAGCTTTTGTAGATTTTTCAGATGTGGTGTTTAACGCATCTGTTACCGCTCGTTGTGCTTTGATCTACAACGTCACGCAGGGTAATAAATCTATTGCTGTGTTGGACTTTGGGTCTGACAAAACATCTACCAATTTCACCATCACAATGCCTGCTAACACCGCGACGGCAGCATTGATTCGTTCTTCTAATTAAGGAGCCTCACATGAGCTTGGACAAAATCACCGCTACCGACCAAGTAGCAGCAATTACAAAATACAACACCATGCCCTCTGATGAGATGGCTATTTATGGTACATACCATGCTGTTTGCTACAGCATTGATGGCTTTATCAAGTGGGACGAACCCATTCAGAACTTGGTAACGACTGTTGGTAAGAACTTGACCTTGGATACTATCCTTGGCAACTCAGCCGCTGGTGCAGTTGTAATGGGTCTAAAGGGTG